CTCCTAATTAAATATATATTTTTATATAATAAAATCATTATTCCAATTAGGAAAATAAACTAATAAAGTATTTGACATCCCAGTTTAATTCCTCTATTCTATTATCATACAAAATCAAGAAAGCCAAACTCAACAACAATCATAATATGAATATCACAATTGGAAACTATCGCATTAAACGAGCAGACGATTTAAATTTAGTCGTTGAAAATTTAAGGAAGCCAGCTTTAAGCAAGAATCCGAAGATCGCCGAAAGACAATCGCATGAAAAAAAGTGGCATTTTATGGGGTATTGCGATAAGCCAGAATTGGCATTTAATAAAATAGTAACACATTCTTTAGTGAATGAAGAAATAGAGGGCGCATCTAATTTTATGGAAAAAATTGTTGAGTTGCGCCGTGAAATAAAGGATGCCGTATCCCAAATCCAGACGTAATAAGAGAGTTGGTCAAAAATCGGGCGGGGGCGGGTGCGATACCGCCTCCGCTCCTCCAACCCCTCCTCCATGTGCGAAGAATCTATTCTTAACTGTAATACTAGCCAGCTTACCTTTAATATGCGCCTTGTTCTATCAGCACATACAAATAAGTAAAACAAATAAAGAATTAGCAACTTACTCTCAATTACTAGAGCAACTTAATAAGAAAGAAAATCTTACAAAGGAAGAAAAGCAAATAAAAGAAGATTTAGAGGAAAAGCTAGAAGAAAAGCAACCAAATAATAACAAAACAAATTTTATAGAGCGAAAGTGGCATAATAATAAGTTCGGCGGTTCAAATAGCAGAAGAAAGACTCGTTAATAATAAAGAATTTTCAATGAATTTGCGCCGTTTTAATAAGTTTAGACTAAATAAGAGATAATATGAAGAAATGTGGAATACAATGTTGGGCGATAGTTTTTGTTGCTTTTTTTATTTTTATGATGATTACATTTTCGGGATGCGCTCATCACTCTTACCCTAGCGAAATTTATCTAGGCGAATATATTGCAAGCCGAATGGAATACAACGCAAATAATAATAAAGAATCTTTAGTAGAGGCAAATAAGAACTGGGACTTGTATATGAAAGCAAGGATTAGTGAGTAAATTAATTTTACTTTTTTCTTTATGTAGTTCACTTGGTGCAATTTCGGGCTTGACAAAAGATGGTTTAGAGGTCATTCTTGTTTACATAACAATGGCAATAGTCTGCGCCTCAATGTGGTTCGGGCTATACAAAACAATCCAAATATTATTAAAATGAAATACACCTACTTAATTCTACTACTTTTTCTATCTGGTTGCGTGACCAACAAAGCTGATTGGGGCAAATACCGAGGGACTAGCAATACGACATCAGTATTGATTGATAATAAAGTAATTTCACACGAAGAATTGGATAAAAACACAAAGAAGGAAGCAAAGTATGTAGACCTACCTGTTATTAATTACCTCCATCAAGTTAATACAAATAAGATTGAGAGGGTAACTGCCATTGATACCAGTAGCATTATTCCTCTCATGATTGATGAAAAGATCAAGGTGGGGCCTTTCCTTTTCCAGATTGTCGGGTTGCGCCGACCAGAGTTTGGCGGAGATGCTCTGGAACTAACCCTAGTACCGAGCCAATTTACCAAGGAGAACAGAGATGATATTCTACATATTAATTTCTTCGACCCGACTGGTAAAAGAATCCGCACGAAGACAAAGGGATCAGTTGGCACTAAAAAGTTTGAGAAGGTAATCTACTCCCTAAATATCAATCCAAAAAAAATCGTTGCTGAGATCACCTACCTCAAGGACAAATCCGTTAAAATGATACATGATTTATTGCCTGATCCTTTTTTAATTGAAACCCCTGCGAAGATAATCCCTAGGCGAACTGCACAAGATAAATCGTTTGATTGGCAGGGTGGAGTTTCCGATATACCTAACGCCAAATATCAAGTGCGTTTACAGAATGGCGATAATAATGAAGTACTTTATCTTTCTCCTACTTTAGAAGAAGCCCAGCAATACGTTAAGAAATATATGCCTTTCCATGATGACCTATATGTATATGATATTACTGGTCATTTGTTATACGCACCAATAAATGGATTAAACTCAACCTTATCGAAATTCGAATAATGTTTAAAGAAATAACAATTGCTATAATATTAGCTCTAGTCTTTGCTGTAATAGGTGGAATAGCAGAATACAGATATGACTTAATACTCAATTACTTGAAATAAGTCCTTGACAGATAGCCGAATTTAAGGTATACTATACGTATAATAATTGAGAAAGGCAACTCAACCAAATAAAACAGCCTTGTTCTTTTTGACAGATTTTTAAACTTTTAGCTGGTGACGGCTGGCTAATCGAGGGTGATCGAATAATGGGTTGATACTCCCCATAAGATGTACTAGGCTTGACCAATGTCCAAATGGATTAGGAAAGAGATAGTGGCTCGAAGTAGGTAACTGAAACTTTAGTTTATCCCGAAAAGTTAGAGGTATATAAGTAGTCCTCTCCCTCACATCTTTATCTAAAACCGCTCCTGAGTATTCGGGGGCGGTTTTTTTAGTTGACAAATAACTTTAATATAACAATATAATAAATGGAGTATAGAGCGTATCTATTTGAAGAGGTTGAGCCAGTAGGTATAATATGCAATAGGGGAAGGTTAATAGATACTGCACAAATAAAGGGAGATGGTAGACGAAATACAGAGAGGTGGAGACAGGTAGCTGAACGAATTTTCTTTGAAGAGCGTGATTGGACTAATAAAGAAGAATATTTTATTGAACTAGAACAGGTTAAAAATGAAAAAATATAAAGCGACATTATTCAAGCAGGAATACATTGACGAACCTTCCAAGCCAATTGATACTATTTTGTTAGATAAGAGATGCTTTACAAGTGCAGAGAAATTCTTTTACGATAAACGTGGATGGAAGAGAGCGGAACACTTTCACATCGAAATTGAAGAAATGCCCAGATTTCTAGCTTGACAATTTATAAAACCATGCCATAATTAAAGGCATGAAATTGATAAAAGCTCAACTCTTATGTGTTCGCCTCATGGTTAAGTGGGGCGTTTTTGGTGATGGCAACCTCAAGTGGAAGTGGGGTGGATTTAACAAGAGACGCAGGAATTGCGGTGAATGCTACGTAGACGAAGGTAATCGTAAGATTTGCTTGAGCAGGTATTACGTTGACCAAAATGATGAGGCAACAGTAACGAATACAATTTTACATGAAATTGCCCATGCCCTAGATGTAGAAGAGCGTGGAGATAGTCAGCACGACAAGCATTGGAGAAAGTGGTGCAGGGTAGTAGGGTGTACAGAAGAGCGTACAAATTCTCAGGCTAAAGTCAGCTATTTATATAATGACAAATGTTGCGGACATACTCATGGTAAACATCGCCTATATAGTGAGAACAGCTATCATTGCAGGAAATGTGATAGAGAATTATTTGTTAAGCAGAGAGTAGCAATACAATACAAACTAGATCAATCCAACATTATATCAGTACGATGAAATATATTATAATTACATTATTATTCCTGTTAACTACATTAATATTCTTATCAGGTTGCGTTTCAAATACAATCGAACTTTCTAAACTAGATACCCTTCCACCTGTTAGTGCGGAGAGTGTAAATAGTGGTCAGGACGAATTACAGAGGCAGAAAGCTCAAGACCTTGGCATTGCTTATGTTGACTATCTTCATATGGTAAATAACAGCAAGACTAGGACAACTAAATCTTTTATAAAATTGCGCCACACTAATAATGAATGATGTTTATATAATACAGACACAAGAAGAATACGATGCCATTTTAACAAGATTATCAGTAATAGAGGATAGGATAAATAAGGCAGGTATAAAAGAAATTAATTTTACCGAAATATGGAAGTTAGTGCTATCAGTACAAGAATGGAAAATGAGAGAGTATAATAAAAAATGTGATGAATTAGAAAAGAAGGCAAAAGGTAATTATGGTTTTATGGATGATTAAGTAAAAGTTGGCATGGAAAATGCTGCACCCCCCGTGCCAAAAATTAAAGATAACTTTATTCATTTTACCCTTGACTTTACCTGAAAAATCTATTTAATTAAGGTATGAAAAGTAGAAAACCGCACGACCCACGTTACGCTCTCGACACGAACCGCAAGGTATTCATTTACAAAAACCTGCACAAAAATTGCTGGTCTATTAAACAGGACGGATTGGTGAAGGCTCATTCGGATAAAGACCCGATTGATTTATACCAAGCAACTATGTATGTCAACAGCAAGGGCAGACAGAGAGTTTTAAGAGAAAAGAGAAAAAATGTTCATGCAGGAATCAAGGGGTATCTTTCCCATCCTGATCCATCCTTTGAATGTTGGGATGACATAGGATGGTGGGAAATGGCTCCCATTACCTATAACCCCTATAAGTATAAATCTTTTGTAGATAAACGAACGGAAAAACCAAGATGGTTCGCCTCATTCGTAAAACTGTATCCAAACGAAGCAAGAGCAATATAATCGACAAGTTCCAAAAAGGAACATACCACAAAAATAAAAATGTTTGACGAACAAGAACGTATGAACGAAATGTGGGATGACTATTTCGCAAAAGGAGACGCCATTCGTGAGCGTTACGCAAGCGACATAGCCAGCATGGAGGGCGCAGATGAAGAGCGTGGTGAATATATGCAGGTAGTTTATGATGCAGGTTATGGAGATGATGACCGAGCATATGAAGCAAATTGGAAAAGAACTAAAGAACACGCAGAACTCAACCTTAATTGATAAAAAAATGGATATACCTAACTACGACTACTTACAACTGCATCAAGATGAATACGGATTTACTGTTAAGGGGTATCTTAATGATGGTTACTCAAAGCATTCCGTTTGTGCTGGGATGACAAGGATTGATTACCTTGACACCTTTGACGCGGAAGAGGATGCTCTTTCTGCCTTCCCTTCTTTGAAAGGAGAGGATGGAGAGATTTCTTATGGACATAAACTCTTTGATGACGAACTCAAGGATGTTTCCCACATTCCAGACACACCTGACCTATATATGTAAAATGAATTACAGCGAACTATTTTTTGAAAAAAACAACGGCAATGACATGGATTTCTTTGTGGATCTAATCTCTCGCTTCCAGCAACAGGGCGTAGACTTTGAGATAGAAGATAGCCCACACACAGGGTGCATAAGGCTTATGATTAAAAAGTAAGTACCGATGGCCGAGCGGCTAGGCGAGGGTCTGCAAAACCCTTTACGTGGGTTCGAATCCCACTCGGTACTCCATTTTGGCACGGCTATCCGTGCCAATTTATGTTGGCACGCAACGTGCAGCACGGCCCGTGCCAATCTGTCCATAAAAAAAATTATGTTTTTTGTGCGATTACCCTTGACTTAATCGTAAAAAATGTCATACTTAATGTTATGAAAGTTAAGGTAAGAAAGACAGGAATATTCAGTAAGGCTCGCCCTCACCAGCGGGTCAACAAAGTCCTGCCTCGGAAACAAAAGCACAAGAAAAAGCTTGACCTTTCCTAAAAAATCTATTTAATTAAACATAACAATTAACCTCAAAAAGCTACAAAATTATGAAACAACTCAACTTATCCATCTGCGGTTCTGATCGCACAAAAGCATCCTTTGAAGAAGTTCTGGCAGTCCAGACTCCTCAAAAGACCGAAACTTGGACTCCTGTCAGTCATGGATTCCTTATTGACCAAACCAAGAAAAAGCTCGATGAAAATGGTTTCGACGTTGTCGATGAAAACCACAACCTCGCTCGCTTTGGTCAGCGTTACTTTGGTCTGATGCAAGTGCAAGACCGCTCGGCTCCCGAAAATCCAGATCGGGCAACTGTCGTTGGTCTTCGCAATGGTCACGACAAGTGCTTTCCTGCTGGCATTATGGCTGGTGACGCACCTTTTGTTTGCTCTAATCTTATTTTTAACAATGAGATTGTGATCGCTCGCCGACACACCAAGAACATCGACAACCTAGATGTGGCTGGCAATATCTTTCAGAAGATTGCTAATGCCATTGGCAAATTGCGTGAGTCTTGGGTTGGTCAAGAAAAACGTGTCAACTCCTACAAGGAATATGACCTTTCCTCAACCTCGGAGGCTAATGACCTTATTATCCGTGCGTTCCAAAATGGTTCTTGCTCCAAAACTCAAATTGCTGATATTGTCGGGCAATGGAACAAACCAAACCATAACGAGTTTTCAGATCGGAATCTGTACTCTCTTTACAATTCATTCAGCGAGGTCTGGAAGGGTAATCTCGGATTGCTTCCTAATCGCTCAACTCAACTGCACGCCCTATTCGATTCGGTTGCGGAGGCTTAATCCTTCCAACCATTAACCTAAAACAAAAATCATTAATTATAATTATTATGAATAACACCGCACAAAACATCAATCAAGTAGTAACAGGCGCACAAGGGAAATTTGTTTCCCTTCTAGTCTCCAAGGGTCTTCAGCGTAAGGCTCATTCGGGAAAGGTGGCGAAGGTCACCCCAACTCACGTTTATTTCACCGACACCAACAATGGTCGTCCTAATAGGCGGGTCGCTCGGACGAGCATTCTGCGTACCGCTTGTGGCAAGGCGGTATTCGCCCGCTCTGTACTTTAATTAAAAGTGCATACATCCCTTGGGTCGCGGTGGACGGCCCGAGGGAATTGGCACGCCGCGTGCTGCACGGCCCATGCCAAAAGTTTTCTCTAATTCTATGCATTTTTTGCTTGCGTTTTCCTAAAAAATCTATTTAATTAAGGTATGAAAATTAATCCTCAAGAAATCACCGATTACAATCGCACCGATGCAGAACTGGAATTCTTTCTTTTGTTCTGTATCGTAGTTGCTGGGAAGAAGTCCGACATTCAAGCACGCAAGTTAGAGGAATGGTACGATAACCGAGTCTACCATAAGGATACTCCTTTTGAGTATATCGAAAGATTAGATGCAGATGGAGAGTTGCGTTCATCATTGGAGAAGGTAAGGATGGGGCAGTATAATCGCCTTGTCAATTCTTTTCAAGATGTCATTGGCATGGGAGGCAGAGGGATACTGAACTTACAGAAGTGTTCGCTTCAAGACCTTTGTTTCATTCGTGGAGTAAAGTTAAAGACATCAAATTTCTTCTTGACTCATTCAAGGGAAGACTATAATGTACCTGTATTAGATACTCACGTTCTTAAATTCTTAAAAGCCGAAGGAATTAAAAACGTACCAAAGTCAACTCCCCAAGATGAAAAGCTTTACAATTCTCTTGCTAAACAATTCACAACCATTGCCAAACGCAGAAGGATGTCAGTTGCTGACCTCGACCTTCAAGTCTGGAAACAATACTCAACATCAACCATAAAAGCATAAATGACCGAAACCATACCACATCCAGTAATGGAACCAAAACTCTATGAGCTTAAGATGGCATCTCAAGTTTATGACCCGCAGTACAATGTAGATTGGTGCGACAAAGTAGATGCATGGATTACAACATTCGTGGATCACTATAACAAGGACGATACATTAGAGTATATGTTTAACTCTAAAGAAAAACTAGAAGAAATTCTTCTTGAATTAATGGAGGCACAAGAAAATGGATAAATTGAGTAATGGAGACCTAAAGGTTATTCTGGATATACTTAACGTCTATGATCCTAATGACATCAAACACGTTTACTCGGCAATGGGTTCGCAGGAATTCTTGGTTGAAGTAAATGAGACATTCCAAAAGGTATTATCTTTTGTAAAGAAAGGTGTTGACCTCATTGAAAAACCTGTCATACTAGAAGAATGAAAGATATAAAACAATTAGTTGGAATCGAATCGACAGCAGTCGCAGACCTCATTCAAAATCATCAAGACATTCTACAAGAAGATGAGAAGATTGTTGAAGACATCACAAACGCTCGATTGAGCTTGCAGTTCTTCATGTCAATAGAAGAGGATAATCGTGCTTATTATGAAGCAAAGAACATTAAACATAAAATCATGCAACACTTGGGATTAGTATAATGAATGAAACAATAGTATTAGACACACCGCAAGCAATCGATGGGTTTCGCACTCGTATGTTGAGGAGTGCCCTCAAGCTGGAAGTTTTGGGTATGAGTCGCAAGGGGCAATCGGTATACTCGATTGTCAAGCAGGAGTTTGGATTTAAGGGAAACAAGCAACAGGTTCTCGACCAACTACTTGCTTACATAAAAGAGCATAACATATAATCATTTTGCCGAAGTGGTGGAATGGTAGACACTACGGACTTAAAATCCGTTGCCTGAAAAGGCGTGAGGGTTCGACTCCCTCCTTCGGCACCAATTTGGCACGGGCCGTGCTGCCCGCCCCGTGCCAGAAGTCAAGCGCAAAAAAGATTATTTTTTCTGTTGACATTGGCTCCGATTATGTCATGATTATATGTATGAAAACTGAAAAAACCATTCCAAACCTATTGTCCACACCTTCGAAAATGCCTTGCTTTAGCTTTAACATTCCTGCGTTGAAGTTTTGTCCTGCGGCTAAAATTGTAATGAACCTGGCCAAGAAAGCAAAAGAGGCAATGGACAAAATTATTTGCTCAAGTTGCTATGCTTGCAAAGGTTTTTACATGATGCCAAACGTGGCGGAGGCTTTACAGAACAAAGGGAATTTCATCACCAAGTCCATTCGAGAAAACGGCGGGGATTCTTTTGTGAAAGAAATGGTTGGACAAATTACAAGGAAGTATTACAAGGCAAGCGGTGAAAAGAAAAGCCTTAAGAATTGCAACACGGATCTTTTTCGTGTTCACGATGCGGGCGACCTATTTTCTGCCAAGTACATTAACTGCTGGATTCGAATTTGTGAGGCATTGCCTGATATTAGATTTTGGTTTCCTACTCGTGAATATGTGAGGCCCGACCAAATGCCACACTTGCAACAATTGGCTTTATTGCCGAACACTTCCGTAAAACCTTCTGCTTTGCGATTGGATGAACCTGCTCCACAAATTAAAGGAATTGATGCGGGGACGGCAGTATATACTTCTGAGGAAAAAGCTTTAGAAGACAACCATTACATTTGCCCCGCCACAATCCACGCTTTCCGCATGGGCAGAAAAGAATGGAGAAAGGTTGACAAGAAAGAACGGGCGACCCTTTCGTCTTGTGCTGGCAATGGTTGCAAACTATGCTTTATAAAAGGATGCAAAAAAGGTATTGCATACATGGCCCATTAGTGCTATACTATAAACAATAAACGTTAACATATAGAAAAAATGAATGATACTGACTATTATTATGAGCTTAATTGTAATGTATATTATATTAGATGATTAACTACAAGTACTATGTAGAAGTTATTAGAAACTACGAAGAGCTCCTGGATACGGGTTACAGTGAATTCGAGGCGGCCTATCTATTGGCAACAGTGTTGCCTGCGGAGACGACAGTACTTATAAGACAGGGTTATTTTCAGGTTCTTAATAATTAGCCAAATAGGCTAAATATGGCGCCGCATGCCACCTCCCCATACCCCTCAGGGTACGGTATGGCTGAGAGTTGGCACGGCGCGTGCTGCTCGTCCCGTGCCAGAAGTCAAGCGCAAAAAAGATTATTTTTCTCAAGAAAAGCCTTGACTTGCGCCCCCTATAGTCTATTATTGGTTATAGTTAATTGAAAGACTTTTATTGTGGCCCTGTAGTTTATATCAGGTTTAAAACGCTCTCGTCCCGATCCTAGGTAAAAGGGAAGCGGACTGATCATTTGTGAGAGAGAACAGGGGGTTCGAATCCCCTCAGGGCCTGCTTTTTCTGTAGATCGAAAGATTGAACAACGAGGCGTCAGGACACGCCTACAACCCGAAGGGGAGAGAGAAAAAGGTACAACACACAATTTCACTTTGCTAGGTCAGCATGGAGCATGGAACGTGGGAGGTGCATCTCCCAAGGCGTTGGATGTCCCGTTCGCTGAGTACTCGGAGAACCTCCACCTGACCTAGTATTAATTTCGCAAAAAAGCATTGACAAAAACCCAAAAACCTACATAATTAAAGTTATGAAAAAAATCATAAAAAGAATCATCAACTTCTTCCGTAAGCCATTTACGCTTACTTATCAAAAGCTCAACGGAGACATTGAGACGTATAAGTTGCGGAACTTCAATTACTACAATTACTTTGGGAACAAGCGAGAGAACTGGGAAAATGTAGGCATTCGAGCTTATTGCTACGAACGCAAAGGTATTCGCTCATTTCGTTACGAAGGTATCATCTCTATTACAAACACATGAAAAAGTTTATATTATTAGCCCTATTGATTGCTACGCCTCTCGCGGGCCAACGTGATCGCCATGTCCAAGAAGAATGGAACACCGATGCTGTAAACTTAGAGCAGAATGTATTTTCTGCAACGGATGCGTGGCACGTATCACCTTGGCTTGGTGGGTATTACCAAACAGGAGATTGGTGGATTTACCATTGTAACAAGGGGTGGATGTACCCAGAGTCCGATGGATCGGGTGGGGTCTGGCTTTATTGGCCAATAGAAAACGGCTGGATCTGGACAAACCGAGATGTTTATCCGTTAGCTTGGAATACAGAAACCCAACAATGGTTTAATTCTTGCGAACTCTAGACTTGGCACGGAGGGTGCAGCCCGCGCCGTGCCAACTTAGCCTCAAAACTTTTTTCATTCTTTTTGCGATTACCCTTGACTTTATTTATTTTTTTGTCATACTAGAAGCATAGAAAGTTAAAAAATGAGTAAGAAAATTAGAGAAAGTAGCAAATCCACCAAGTATGGCAAGAAGTCTTCCCATACAGGTAACTTGTCATTGGTGGAATCATTAACCGACCCAAACGTCATGGTGCGCCCGAAGGTTCGGCTTGCACAAGAAAACAAGCGTAATTCAAAAAAGTAACATGGAGACAATAGACATCACGCCAACGTGGGAGGCTATTATGCCAGCAATGGTTCAAGTCCTCAGAAACCCAAAAGCTAACAAGCAGTCAGTCCAAGGTATTACTGAAGAGCTTATTCGCCTTGCAAAAATCGTAGATAGTAAAAACTCATGAAAAAATTAGCACCACAACCCATCCTCGATTTGCTGGATGATTTCAGCCGTGCCCGTGAAGCATTAGTGCAGGGACTTAAAGAGCTTGGATTCTCTGATGAACAGGCCTATGCAAAGATAATGCGTCATCAAACAGAGACGCAACAGATGTATCGTTCATTCAAAGAAGATCCTGATTTCCGTGAGGCAACCTATGATTGGAAAGGCCGTAAAAAGGTAACGATTACGCATAAAGACCTTGACACCGAAGCATAAATCCCTATACTTAATTACATGAATAAATTAGAAAAGGCACTCGCAGAACTTGGAATTGACCGATCTTTCTTTGATGAACTCAAGGCAGATCTTGAAGCTGAGAGGATTGTTACAGAAAATGGCTTATTGCCAACAACTAAAGAAGATGTCAAGGATGAGCTTAAACAACTAGATACAGAAGTGGATGCTGATCCTATTGACGAAGATGATGAAAATCAAATCGACATGGATGCCATCTCCCCTCGCATGAGAGAGCTTTATAAATGATGATACCAATTGTAGTATTAGGGCTTTGTTTAATTGTGCTTATTGGAATATTAACAGGACAGATATGAAATTCACTTACCCACGAGAACTCTCATTTGCACATCCAGATTATCAAGGGGGCTGTGCAGAAACAGAAACCCCTTTCATTGGGGCGAACGGCAAGACATTCCTTTATGTTTGGCACAAGGTTAAAAAGATTCATTTTTATTATTGTTTTGAAGAAGACCTATTTTGGTCAGAGAAAGATTATGAACTTGTAGAAGAAATGAGAAAATACCCCGTTGACTAAGGATAAATTAACAACAACACTAAAGAAAGAAAAAAATGAGTCTTATTATCGCAATATTAGCATCAATCGCATCAGTCATTATTTTGGTTGGATCAAGTGTATGGTTAGGTAAGATAAACTAATTATGCATACAATAGATACAATAGAAACAGATTCCGCCATTAAGGACATGAATATGTCAAGGATTCAATTGATTGATTACCTTCTTGACCTTATGGTGCATGGGGATGCCGAAGAAAGAAAAGAAGCGCAAGAAAAATTATATGTCCTCTGCCCAAATAGGGGTTAAATAGGGAAGCTCCAAATATTACCCCTAAGGGGCAACCTGCGGGGATTTGGCAATCTCCAGATTGGCACGGAACGTGCAGCCCGCGCCGTGCCAACTTAATTTGTAGGCATTTTGCATACATCCTATAGCGGGCGAAAAAACTCTATCTTTTTTGCGATTAAGGGTTGACTTCACTAAATTTTCTGTCATACTATTATTAGAATTAAGATTAACCTATAGTTAAAAAACCATGTCCGATCCAACCAAAACTTACATCACCGACCCAAACATTATCGCCCGTCACGCATTTGATGCGGGCTTTGAGGGTCTTGACTCCCTCGGCAAGCCTATAGGCAATCGGGACGGGGCTTGCATGAATCCCTCCATCTACGCTGACGTAGGCGACAACTGGCGGATCTGGGCCGACCAGTATCAGGCTGGAGAGCGTGACGCTCGGTCTGACGCTCAGGATTTTCTGGCGGATGCTCAGTCTCCCGATGCTACTGGCCAAAACCAGTGGAGGCAGGACGAGGCCGTGGATCTCGATTATGGTTATCATTCGTTCCACGATATGTAATCATTTTGCATAAAAAGCCCATCACCCCGCTCTGCTACCATGCCATGTGAGATTGGCACGGGGCGGGCTGCACGCCCCGTGCCAAGTGCATTTGTATGCATTTTGCATATATCTTAAGGCAGGCAAAAAAACTTTATCTTTTTTCAATTATTGCTTGACTTCATGTAAAATTCTGTCATACTAAAAGGTACAAAATTAAACGAACCACAAAAAAATTATGACACAAGAAAACGAATACAACGGCTGGAGCAATCACGCAACCTGGAACGTCGCCCTTCATATTGGCAACGATGAGGGAATTTATAATTTCGCAAAGTATTTTTCAAACTATCTCGATTTTGTCGCTGGCATGAAGGAAGTCAACGAAACTACCAGTCTGGCTTTCGAGACTCCTGACGGAGTAAGCTGGACAGACTCGGCTCTCGACCATGACGAGCTTAACGAGGTTTTTTCTGACATGGAAGACGAAAATTCTCTATGAAAGACCAAGCTTGGAAACCTTACTCGGAAGAATTAAAATTCTACTTGACAAAAACCTAAAATTACTACATTATTATTACCATGAAATCATTCAAAGACTTAGAATTTAAACCTCACGCCAACAACCCTAAAAGCGTTCAAGCTAGTTGCAAGCTTGGCAACAGCATCTCAATTTCTGTCGTAGCTGGCGAAGGTCTTTACGGAAGCGTTGAGTCTGGCCTTTATGAAGTTGGAGCGTTTCAAGGCAAGGAGTGGATTCCGCTTTCTTGCGCTGATGATGTTATTGGCTGGCAAAGTCCAGAACAGATCAGCTATTTAATGGCAAAGCTCCAAGCGGATGATGTCCAAGAGTGGATCAAGCAAAAGATTGGACAAAAACTTGATTGGCAAGAAGAGCTTGATACTGCATAAGTATTAAAAAGTATTAACTTTTGTATATGCATGGTGTGCCCTGTCGAGGTTGGTGGTTCTCCTCGGCAGGGCTTTTTTTGGCACGGGACGTGCAGCCCGCCCCGTGCCAATTGGCTCTATCACTGGGCTGACGGCCGACAAGTGCATACAAGTGCATACAAACACTAGCTTAAATTATTTTACTTTTTTTGCGATTAACCCTTGACTTTACGTAAAATGTTGTCATACTAAGGTTATGAAAAGTTGGAAAAGAAAAGTAGTTTGGTTGTCCTTGCCTGAGCCTCGGCTGGACTGGGAAACCTTCAAAAGAGTTTGCAGTCACTTGAGCGTAGAAGACGCAAAGGAGCGGGCAACTGTAGTTATGGAAAGAATCCAAAAGAAAAAATCATGAAAGATCAAAATTTTAACAACTGGAAGAAACGCCTTAAAGCCTACATACTTAAAGACATAGAAAATCGTAAAACACATAGAAAATTATAAAACATGACAAAAGAAACACTAGCAATGATCCTCGCCGACAATTTTGAAAAAGCAAAGTATGGAGATGCCTTTGCGGTTTCTGCCATCCTTGGGGCGCAAGAAGAATTAAAAAAGATTAAAGAGCTTGAAAGCTTAATCGCACAAGGAAATCCGTTACCATCAAACCCATTAGTATAGAAAAAAGAGTTGACAAAAAGCCAGAACCTGTCAAACTAGAAGCATGATAAGATTAAAAGTTATAAAACCACTTCGTATAAATGAACACCTTCTTAAAGTGGGAGATGAATTTGAAGTTGCCGAGGTCAAAGAGGATCTCATGACCAAGGCGACCTTTTTTCGTCCTGCAAATGTTAAGGGAATGCCCAAAGGCACTTTTTGGCTGTTCACCAATAAAACCTTTAAAGTTATAGCATAATGATTAAAATTGAAAGACACGTAAACCTAAACAACTGGATTAATGTTAGCATCTACAACAAGCTCGTGGATCAATTTAGCTCTCGCATCGAGGCGGTTCGTTTCGCTAAAAGGATTGCCAAAGAGCGAAGGATGAAAGTGCTAGACCTAGACGATAACGAAAAAAGCCATAAGGATCTTCTAAATGATAGTTGAGCTTGTGTTGATTTTTATTATGGCGACTATTGTCTTTGCTTATATTACCCGATAGGGTAGGGCGAGGCAGGAGCCACTCACAGACATACGTTCAGGATTGGCACGGGACGTGCAGCCCGCGCCGTGCCAACTTAATGTGTATGCATTTTGCATACATTTGTATGTCACAAAAAAACTTTCACAAAACACTTGACTTTATACAATTTTCTGTCAGACTATAAGAATAGTTTAATTAAAACCACAAAATCAAAAATCATGGGATCTCAACCAGTACTTTTCAATCGTCAAAATTTATCTGCCTCAGAAATGCGCGAAGTAAATTCGTTGCATCGCCAGCACCAAGCCTTGCTTGCGCAACCTCGGTTTGCTTTGTTGCTCCAGAGCAACAGCAACCCCAAGCACTCCTTTAGGGCTTCAGCCTGGGGGCAGAATGCTCAAGAGGCAGTTAACTCTTTTTTTGGGGAAGGCGCAGAAGGCGAGCATTCCCGCAGATGCGTTCGAGTTGTTTCCGTTCACTCATGCGAGCATCCGCATCAAGCCAACGAAAGCAACAGGGTCAATTAAAAAAACCCTTGACTTTACAGAAAATTCTGTCATACTAAAATCATAGAAAATTAAAAACCATGCAAAAACAAATCATCATCGGCAACCTTACAAAGTTAATCGGCAAAGCAAATGCCCCAAGCGATTTTGCCATCGCAACCACAATGGTGCGTTTTGCGGATCTTGACAATTCAAACAAGATAAAACTGCATACATTTTTAGCACAAAAAAAGATTCAAAAAGGTCATTGACAAAAGCCTTTTATTATGAGATAATTCTTTAAACTTAAGATTAACCACACAAAAAAAACCATTATGACAATCGCAGCACTCGCCCACCAAGATTCAACCGAACGCGCTTTAACTGTTCACGGCTTCGGTGCTTGGCTCGATTCCCAGCAACCCACACCTGAGGAGCAGGACAGGATCCTGACGGACATGGAGGAACAAGATTTACAGCGCAAGGCCGATCTCCATTGGGATCTATGCCTTGAGGATCTGCTCTCGCACTAGGCCAAGCAACTTTTTATTAACCACCAATATTAATTATTATGCATATGTTCAAAGCCACTCACTTCATCATCACCCCTAAGGCTGGGAGTTCCGCCTACGGGTTCGGCTTCTCCAAGTCACCTAAGCAAGCCGTCGAGCTTGCCAAGGCTAACGCTTGGGACGGCCTCGCCCGCTGGGATCATTACAATGGCCAATGCTCCTCAGTTGGTGGGGAATGCACCCATTTGCTGGACGCTCGCAATGAGCGAGTCCTGCACCAAGACCTAGACCTCTAGGATTGGCACGGGACGTGCAGCCCGCGCCGTGCCAACTTGATTTGTAGGTATTTTGCATACATTTGTTCACCGCAAAAAAACTTTGACAAAACACTTGACTTTATAAAAAATTCTGTCATACTAGAGTCATGATTAAATTAAAAACCACATTAAAGCAGGGCGACATTGTTACCGCCAGCACAGGAGAAATTTACGAAATCGAGGAGATTGTCATTCACCCAACTTGGGGCGAAGTTGCCAACTGCCGTTTGTATCGCTCACAAGTTAGGCATGGCATCCGTTGCAAAGGATTAAAAAAACATCCATTTTTTTCCTAAAAGCCTTGACATTACAGGGAATTCTGTCAGACTATTAAAAGATTAAGATTAAAACCACAAAACAAAAACCATATGAAAAAATTCATCACAAAAAAGTCCAAGATTCAAACCCTTATTAATGCAATTAACCTTGAGGTTAAATGCCCAAACCTTCCGTTACCCTTCCACAATGAAAGCCACAAGAAGGTTGCTCACGATGCGATTTCCTCCGTTGTGTTTGAGGTTGAACAATTCCTCAAAGAATTTGGTAGCGAAGATCTTGCCAAGGGTTTTGCCTCTAAGTGCTTAAAAAGGTAAGGTCATGTCAGACATCACTTCAAACCCTCTTTATTGGTTATCCTACAATTTAGTCGAGATCACCATTGCCATGACGGCATTGACCTTTATTGGATTGACCATTATTGCATTAACCGAAAAACATTAAAAACCATGACAAAGAAACATTTTGAACTTATCGCTCAAACCCTTAACAAGGCGCACCAGCACGACCACAACAAAAACGTGGTTGAAGCTATCGCCTTTGATCTATCAGTAAAATTTCAGGATCTCAATCCAAACTTTGACCAAGCACGATTTGTCGAAGCTGTTACAAAAGATTAACTTTGATTACAATGACATGGTAGCCCGTCGGGGTTGGTGGTTCTCCTCGGCGGGCAATTCTTTTTTGGCACGGGACGTGCAGGCCGCGCCGTGCCATTTGGCTCTATCACTGGGCTGGCGGCCGATGCCTTTATGCATATAAATGCATACAAGTAGTATTTATTCCGAATTAAATTCAATTAAATGATTTCTCGCTGATTTTCCCGCAACTTAAACAGCTTTAAGCGATTTTTTATGAGATTATTTTGCTGTTTGGCTCTATGACTAGCCTCAGAGCTGAAGATTGTCGTTGTATTTTTCACAAATTCGTTTATAATGGTAACATACAAAATTAAGAAAGATAAAAACCATTATGACAAAACAAGAACTTATTAACGCAACAAAAACGCAAGAAATTGCTCGCCTTGAAAAGCAGATCCAAGAATGGACTGCCAAGCTTAACCGCTCACGCAAAAACTCATTGATTGCCATGCGTGCAATGCATAGGAATATGCTCGTTGCCAAGCTTAACAGGCTACAGCGAGAAAACGCTTGACTTTAAACATTATTCTGTCAAACTATATAAAGAATCAAAAAACCATGTATCAAGTAACATTAGAAATCATCCAAGCAACACCATCAACCTGGCTGGAAGTTGGACACCGCAAGTCAATCAAAACTAAGGAAGCTTTGAAGGTTGGGGACGAGTGGACAGACTTTGGTCACATTGCCAAAGTTATTGATGTTCAAGAAATCGAGGAAACTCCTTGGACTGATGAACAAGAAAAGGCTTTACAGAAACACCAGCACGAAGAGATTAACAAATCCTTTGACCGCATCACAAAAAACATATTAAACAATTAAGAAAGAAAATGATTACAATCGGAGAAAAGTACCAAGTTATTAAAGACAAGAAAAACAACAATTACGTTTTAGTATTCAAAAAAGTAAAATGAAAGATTTGACAGAAGCCCCTTTTGTTCTCACCTCATTAAACCAGCACAACATTATTTTACGCAAGGATAATCCATTTTATAAAGATACTGGTCGAGATTTACCAATGAGCATTGACTGCGTTCTGGCCAATCAAGACAGGCTTGAAGAAGTCACCGACCAGTTAGAGTTGCCAAGCGACCAAGCGGTTTGGGTATTGCATGACGAATAATTTATATTAAAAATGATTACAATTATTATATGTGCAGGGTTTGCGATTGGGTCGGTTGGTCTTTGCTTCTTGTGCCTGTCGGCCGTCGAGCGCTAGCCCGCTCTATGACTGGGCTGGGAGCCGATGGTTTTGGCACGCGGCGGGCTGCCTGCGCCGTGCCAGTTTATTTTTGGGTATTTTATTTTATTTAATTCTTTTTTTTATTTTTCCTGCGAGCATTTGAAAGCTTTAAGCGTTTTTTTGTGCATTTATTTTGCTGTTTGGCTCTATTAGTGGTCTCAGGGCTGATCTTTTCTCTCGTATTTTTCGAGAAATGCTTTATAATGTATTACATAGAAAATTAAGAAAGACCTTTTAAAACCACAAAACAAAAAACCATTATGAAAAGTATATCAAAACTCCCTCTCGCCTTTCAAGCCCTCTTTGCCGAACTTAAGGCAGAGCAAGATGTCCAAGAAGGCATTGACGGAACACAAGCCAAAGCCTCAAAGGAGGACATTCTTGACGAAGTCGTTTTGCTCAAGACCGAGGTTGACGTTGATCCTGTTGACGAAGACGACGAAGAACAGATCGACATGAATGCAGTAAGTCCTGCAATGCTCGCCATGTTCCAGTAAACATATTAACTTATATTAAAAATGATTAATTTACTTTTAGTTGTCGCCGTTGGGTTGATTTGGTTTGCGTGGGGCTTGCAGTTGCTCTGCATCCACGCATCCAAAAGAGATTAAGCAGTTCAAGCACTCCCCCCTTTTTTCAAAAGAAAAGGGGCTTCAAAAAAATGTTTTAGCGGGGGGGGTGGTTATTTTCACAATCAAAACTCATTTTTAAAAAAAGGGAATTACAAGGCTACCTATAGTGGACGATAGACAGCACTACATAGCACTATTGCTTAAAAAAAAAGAAAAACCCAATTTTATTGAGAGGGCGGCGTGGGAACCTGCGGAACTTGAGCTGCGCCTTGTTGAACGGCGGCCCCACCAAGCATCTGGTTTTCGGCGCGAATACGAGTTAAGTCTTCACGAATTTTTCCAATAGTTTCTGAATCAGCATCTTCGACAACTTGCTGCGCTTGTCCGCGACATTGATTTTCAATCGTCAACAATACTTGATTAAATTGCAAATTCGAAAACATCTGCGAAGCAACAAACTCGGTGAGTTCGGCTTTTTCCTGTTCTGAAAGGACCAGCGTCTCAGACGCCGTGTCTACTGTTTCTTCTGCTGTATCTGCCATAATACAGTATTATAAGAACAATCAACTATAAATCCATTCAAAAGGATAGGTTTTTTCAAAATTGATAATATAATGAGTTTTTGATTCCCTCACACTAGTCTTGGGTCGGTAGTCCATGTCAAAAAGCTCATCTATTAATAAGCCCATAGAATCTCTCTCGATACGAACTACGATATTAGATCTATCGGTATTATGAAATACCTCCTTACAGAACTTCTCACAAATATCAACTGCCTCCATCCTTTTTCGTATCCTTCCTCAAGAGAGAATGGACATCCTGTATTTTATTTTCCCTAATATATTGGGCGGGAGTTTGGTTGTTTAGTTCTGTTCTATTTTTACTAAGCCATTTGGCGGCCCCGTAAAGCGAGAAACTAGAAGTGATTTGTCTCATGAGATCAATCTTGTCCATATACTGCTCGTTTATTTAAACTATCTTTATAGTAAAGTTCTTTTTGGTATTTTTTAATTATAATTTCGTAATCGTAAATTATTTGTCGCTGTTGTCGTGAGATATTAATTAATTCCTTAATAGAAGAGTCTCTCTTTTGAAGTGTCTCTTGTTGGTGTTTGATATATATTCTAACCAAGTCAAGTTCTTTTTGATGTTTATCGGTTAAGATTTTATATTCTAGCGCTCCAAATAATAAAAAAAATATTAAAAATTTAGCCCACACATCTTAATATACACACAGGGAGTGTATTATATATCAATGGCAAGAAAAAAGGTTTCTCAACTAGATGGAGAAGATTTGAAATTACAGGGCTTTAATGGTCTGACTTCTCATTTTCATATACAATCCAAAAGGTTAACAGAAAAACAAAAACAGTTTCTGGAGCTCGCTCTAGACGAAAAGACAAATATCATTTACTGCGCAGGCCCAGCTGGGACGACCAAAACTTATGTTGCGGTGTACTCGGCCCTTAGGTATTTAAGCGTAAACGTAGATCTTGATTTACTTTACGTTCGAACGGTCGTGGAGAGTGGCGAGAGGAATCTTGGCTCACTACCTGGAGACATAGATGAAAAATTCAACCCCTACATGGCTCCGCTTGACGATAAATTACGAGAAATGATTAAGCCGTCAATTATTCCAGAGCTGATATCTAAATCAAGGATTCAAGCAATGCCTATCAACTACTTAAGGGGGGCAAGCTGGAATAATAAGATTGTTATAGCGGACGAAGCTCAAAATTTTACCTTTAAAGAATTAACCACTTTAATCACGAGACTGGGTGAGAGCAGCAAGCTTATCGTTTGTGGTGACTTCCTTCAATCAGATATTAATGGAAAGACAGGATTTAAAACGATGTTTGATCTATTTAATGATGAAGACAGCAGAAGGAAAGGGATTCATACTTTCGAGTTTACGAAAAAAGATATAAAACGAAATAAAATTTTAAGTTTTATTATTGGCAAACTTGAAAGCGTGCATTAAGGTTGGTGTATTACAATATAACATGGATAGTTATATTATCGCTGCAATTATAGGCGCTGCCGCAACAATTTGCGGGGTCGTTCTAAAAACATATCTTTCGGGCCATTGGCAAAAAGGAAAACTTAAAGAGCATACCGTTCAAAACGAAAATGTTTATAGGGCGCTAGAATACGCTAGGGGCAAAATTGATTGTGATAGAGTGGTCGTTTATGAATTTCATAATGGCGATGTTTATTATTCAGGAAGCTCACAACAGAAATTCAGCAACACTTATGAGGTCTTATCGGACGGAGTAAGCTCTGAGCTAAAAAACCAACAAAACTTGAGGGTATCTTCTTTTAATAGATTTATAAAGCCCTTAATTGACGAAGAGGAATATGGGTTCTGGGATATAGATCAAGTAAGTGATATAGTAACTAAAACTTTTTTCGAAGACCAGGGCACAAAGAGTACGTATTGTGTACCCATTGAATTATTAACTGGTAAAATCATTGGGATACTAGGCATAGACTATGTTAAAGGGGGGAAGAAGCTTACCCCTTCGCAAAAGAATTTTATTAAAAATCAGTCGTGTATTATCGCTGGTTATTTAAAAGCTTAAAAAAATATTTAATATACTAGTATGAATGCTGAATATTGTCCCCATTGTGGTTTCAAAAACGTTTATGCGGCAGTTGCTCCTAATTTTTGTGGAGGGTGCGGTTCCCCCCTCAATAAGTCTACCGCTTCGGCCAGAGCAGCTCCTAAAGCCTCCCCCAGGGCACAGGTAAAACGGTCACCCGTTGCCCCTAGGCCTACGGCTCCTCAGGAGCCAGAAGAGCGTGTGCCATTTATTAGTAAATTAGAATATGAAATTCAGGGAATAGAACCCAACAAAATGACTGTTGGGCAGCTAATGCAAGAAGAGCCTAGCGATGGCCCTTCTATGCTGCGTCCTCAAGCCAAAGGCAAAAAAGCCAAGGCCCTTACCTCTAAAGAGATATTGAAGGAAAGTATGGATGTATGCAAAAGCGCTAGAACTAAACCTCCTGAAGAAGTTGAATAAAAACGAAAAAAAGCTACCTTTTATTTATGCAGATAAAGCAGGGGTAATAGACAAGGAGCTTAGTAAACGACGCCATAAATGGTTTCTTTATTCTGTAGCCTGGATTGACTTCGATGACGTATGCCAAATTATTCGCGCACATATTCATAAAAAATGGCACCAATGGGATCAAGAGCGAGCGCTAGAGCCATGGCTTAATAAAATTATATCCAATCAGCTAAAAAACATTCTTCGAAATAATTACGGGAACTTTGTGCGACCCTGCTTAAATTGCCCTTTTAACCAAAGCGGTCCTCCTGATGGTGACAGAGAGGGGCTTTGCGCTTTTACCTCTAGCGGGATGCAATGTAATGAATGTCCTTTATATGCCAAATGGGAGTCTACAAAGAAAGACGCATATAATACTAAAATGGCGGTTACCATGGAAAATCATTCTCATGAAATGGCCATGATGCCCGAGCAGGCTTTTGATACTTTGGACGAATCTATTGAGCGCGTCCACCTTAAGATGGAAGAGGTCTTGCCCCCGAAAAAATTTAAAATTTATAAAATGCTATACATAGATTATCTTTCAGAGGCCGACGTGGCAGAAGCGATGGGGTATAAAACTTCAGAGACGGGGAGAACTGCGGGCTATAAGCAACTCCGTAATTTAAAAAAGTTTTTTAAACAAACCGTAGAAGACTTAATGGAAAAACACGATATAATTATAACAGGTGGATCAATCTCTTACTGAACAGCAAAAAGCATATATAGATGCTAACCATAAGGCCACTCCTGACTTAATAGAGTTAACGAGGAAGGTCTTTAATGATGATTCTTTGGACGGACGAACCAAAGAGGGAAAGGCGGTGCGTAGCTATCTGGTGGAATGCGGCCTTAAATATAATACTACCAAAAGCAAAAAGGCAAAAAGAATAATTTTAACTGGCGAAGAAAAAGAATTCATAGAGCGATCTGCTCAAGACGAAATGAATGCGTTTCAAATCGCCTGCATTATTTGGCCACAAGCACACATCACTCCTTTAAGTAAGGAAACCCTAGTGGTTGCCGAACACATTAAGAGTCAAAAGCCTAATTTGTTACAACTAACAGATTCAGCCTTAGGTGATGATTACGCACCTCCTCAGACGCTTTCTGCGACGATTAAATTAATCAACACTTACGCTCTTGAGGAAATCCGCATAGACAAACTAGCGCTTAGGGAAAAGAATTGCGCAGAATCATTATTAAAGTTTCTCTCTAGTCCCAGGCTTTTACAGGTTATTAACACTTATGGAGACATAACTGACAGACAATTGTTTGAAGCAGAGTTTATTCGTACTACTTGGGAGAAATTCGACTTAACAGCAGATGAAATAAATCTATATATCAATGTATGCATAGACTATGTTAATCTAAAGAACATAACCAAAGCAATGGAAAAACTAAATAGAATGTTCCATGAAGCAGAGGATCAAAGGGATATGACAGTAAGACTTGCTGAGTTATTAAAAACTAAAAGCGACGAATACAATCAATGCGAAAAGAGAATGGAGTCGCTCGTCAACCGTTTAAACGGTGACAGGGCGCGTAGAATACAAGGCAGACAAGAGGAGAATGCATCTGTTCTATCTTTAGTACAATTATTCCAGGATGAGAATGAGCGTCAAATTATGTTAAGGATGGCTGAAATGCAAAAAGAAGTCGTTGAGGATAAGGCTCTAGAATTAGAATCTATGCCTGCATGGAAAGCGAGAGTCCTGGGAATCAGTAAAGGTGATGCGATATGATAGATCCTTTAAAACCGAACTTATACTGCAAGATATGTAGCGAGTCGTTTAAGTCTGAACGCTCTTTACATTCTCATTTTAAAAAACATAAGCTTACATTGGCAGAATACTATTGTCAAGAGTATCCGCGAATCAATAAGTTCAGCGGTGACCCGCTGCCCTTTAAGAATAAGTTTGATTATTTCACTAAGGATTTTACTTCAAGGGTTCAAATGAATAAATGGATTGGTAAATCACCCGCAGACGAAGTCAAGGAATACATTCTTGATCAGCTAAGGTATCGTATTCAGAATAAAAATTTGAGATTTGCTCCCTTTCACCTTGAAATTGAAACATTGAAATTACCATCGCTTAATGTTTTTATTGAGCATTTTGGATCGTATTCTAGTGTGTGTAAATTACTTGAAATTGAGCCACTTTTTAAAAGGGGGCTTGCTGCTCCCGAGCAATTTTTTGAAGATAACAAAAAATTTGAAGACGTCAAGATATTCGTAGATACCCGAGAGCAAAAACCATTAGACTTTAAGGAATCCTCTTCAATGAAGCTAGACTTTGGGGACTATACCACGGGGGGCGAAAATTACACCTATACCTACGTTGACCGTAAAAGCGAGTCAGACTTTAAGTCTACATTAAGCACGGGGCTTGAGCGCTTTAAAAAAGAACTAGATCGAGCCAGAGAGTTCAATAGCTATCTATATATAGTGGTGGAGAGCAGCATTGAGAAGGTAAAGAAGAACAATATATTCGGCGCGCACAAATCTAACCTGGAATATATCTTTCATAATCTGCGTAATCTCACTCATGACTATCATGATGTATGTCAATTTATATTTAGCGGAAATCGACGAAACTCAGAAATCCTTATTCCTAAACTACTTCTTGGAGGAGAAAAGTTGTGGAATATAGATTTTCAGTATCATGTAGACAAATATGCAGCTAGTACTTAAACGAAAGAAATTTGGAGGGATCTATACCTGTATCCCTGGGTTTGTGAATATTAACCTAGATGGTAGAGTTATGGTAGATGAAGGGGACGCAGAACGGGCGAGAGAAATGATTGAATATGATGTTTATATTAATCCTTATGACAAATGGATGGATTTAACATACGCCTATAACGAGGGGTTCTTGGACTCCAATCAACTTAAAAACTGGAAATGAGCTGGGAAAACGGAAAGCAAGAATATGAGAAAAACGATGTCAATGAGCGAGTCGCTAATGCCAAAGGCCTTCTTGAGGAGAAACAGGCCAAGCTATTGTTATATGAATTTTTAAGGGAAAATACTACATTTACTGTCGACCTACTGAGCGGAGTAAAGTTATTTCCTTTTCAGCATATGGCTATCAAGTCTATGTTTAAAACTGATTATTTTATGGGCGTGTGGTCACGAGGTATGTCTAAATCTTTTACTACTGCTATCTTTGCATACTTGGATGCTATTTTAAATCAGGGCGTAGAAATTGGCATCTTATCTAAATCGTTTAGGCAGGCCAAAATGATCTTTAGAAAAATAGAAGATATTGCCGCAAAGCCTGAGGCGAAGTACCTGTCTCAATGTATTACCCGAAAATCAAAACAAAACGACCAATGGACCTTGGAGTTTGGGGATAGCAAAATCCATGCGCTGCCCTTAGGCGACGGGGAGAAATTGCGTGGGTTTCGTTTCCACAGGATTATTATTGACGAGTTTCTTTTGATGCCTGAAAGAATTTATAACGAAGTTATCGTACCCTTTTTATCCGTAGTGCAAAACCCTACCCAAAGAGAAGACCTGTATGTTCTTGAGACAAAGTTAATTGAACAGGGAAAGATGAAAGAAGAGGACAGGCATCAATGGCCCAACAATAAACTCATTGCTTTATCTTCTGCTTCTTATAAATTTGAGTACATGTACAAACTTTATCAGGAATTTGAGAATCTTATTCATGGGCGTGTTAAGGAAGAGGAAAATCCTTATGGAGCTAATGCTCGACGAGTCATTATGCACTTTTCTTATGATTCTGCTCCGCAAGCCCTCTATGACCAAAACCTCATAAATCAAGCTCGTTCGTCAATGAGCCAGAGCCAGTTTGATCGAGAGTTTGGAGCTATCTTTACGGATGACAGTAGCGGCTATTTTAAAACGTCTACCATGGCCAAATGCACAGTGCCAGACGGGGACACTCCGTCCCTAGAGATTGGCGGGGACCCGAGCTCTAAGTATATCTTAGCTTTTGACCCAAGCTGGGCAGAGACGGAAAGTAGTGATGATTTTGCTATGCAAGTCTTAAAACTTAATGAATCTAACAATACATCAGTACTTGTTCATAGCTATGCATTGCCTGGGGCCAAACTAAAAGACCACATTAATTATTTTCATTATCTTTTAAAGAACTTTAATATTGTATCTATCGTTGGAGACTATAATGGAGGAGTGCAGTTTATTAACTCTGTAAACGAAAGCAAGCTATTTAAAGACGATAAAATACAAATTGGGATTATTGAGGCCAAGTTTGATGACTTAACTAAATATGATGAATCTCTCATAGATGCAAAAAGGCAATACCAAGATGGCAAAATATGTTATTTAAGAACCCCTACTTCTGGCTGGATCAGGCAAGGAAATGAAATGTTGCAAAAAAACTTCGATCATAAAAAAATCTGGTTCGCAGCTAGAGCAATTAATGATGAATACCATACTCAAAGAAAAAAACGAATCCCCATTAAGGATATTAAGTATATCTCCGAAAAGGCTGACGCGGCCTCTTTGTCTATGACTGGCGGCGCCAAGATGATTGACTTTCTTGAACACCAGCATGATATGATAAGTTTAACCAAGGCTGAATGCGCCCTTATCCAAATCAAGACTTCTCCTCAAGGAACACAGACTTTTGATTTGCCTGATAATCTTAAACGACAAACAGGCCCTCATAAGGCGCGCAAAGACTCCTATTCCGCATTAGTTCTTGGAAATTGGATGGTACAAATATATTATGACATGATGAGTGCGCAAGCTAAGCCCCCGCCGCTCCAGGGCTTTACTCCTATGTTTATAAGATAATGGGTCTATTTAAGCCGTATAGGTCCGACTTTTTAAAACTTAGCTGGCAGAACGTATATTACGGCAAAGACATTATTCTTTGTGGTACAGGTCCATCATTGTGGGATGTAGACCCCCAGCAACTCCGAAATAAAAACAAATCTATTTTTGGGCTTAATAATTCTTTTAATTTAATAGAGCCCGATTTCTGGATGGGTGTAGATGAACCTTCAGCCTTTAAGTCTTCTTTGGCACAGTCTGAATGTATTAAGTTTTTTAGCTGGAACCACCGCAAAAACAAGAAAATTAAAAAGGCACAGAATGTTTATTTTTATAAACTTTATGGGGTCGAAAAGGTAAGCAATGGAGAATTTAGTTCAGACGTATGTTTTTCTGGCCCCTATATTTCTTTCCTTTTTGAGGGCTATACTTTTTCTATGGCCTTGCAAATGATATATTGGCTAGGATTCAGAAGAGTCTTCCTGGTGGGTTGCGATTTTGGAGGGGATAGCCAGCTTTCTAAATTATCGACAAAAGTCTATAAAGAAGGAGGGCAACAAGAGAATCTAACTAAAGCATTAGATTTTTTAAAAGTTACTAGCAATTCAGGTGGCTTAGATATAATATCATGTACGGAGAATTCTCCTATTAATGAATTTTTAGCTTATAAACCCTTATCCGAAATCTAATGTCCTTAGAAGTTATCTATCACTTACGCCAGGAAATAAAAGCCAAAGACCAAGAGCTTTGCCAACTTAAGAAGGCAAACCAAAGCTTACTGAAGGAAGTAGCAGAGCTAAAAAAAGACCTTATTCCTAAAAGTTAGAAAGTTAACTTTTAACTTTGGGGGACTTTCGTGTATAATACTTTATGCCGAGACCATATAAGAAAAGATCTGATTACTGGAAGAAGTTTGACGCCGACGGAAACAAGAAGCCGTTAGAGAGCCTATATGAGATGCACGGCTCCAAAGAGTGGAGTCCTTCATTTGAAGGGGAACCTTATTATTTCGCACAAGCAGGCTATAGTCGCAGCTCGGGATCGGGCGGTAGTACGAGTTATCGACAGAACGCTGCCGCCTCCCAGCCTATACTTAATAGATTTGCGAATATTGCGGAGGGTATGTTGCCTTATAATTATCGCGATCAAGGATATGTAGATATTCAAGACGCCATTCAATTGTGCCAGAAAGCATATGCAAATATAGCGATCTTTAGAAATACTATTGATGTTATGTCTGAGTTCTCTAACTCTAATATATATCTCCAGGGAGGTAATGACAAGGTCCGTAAATTTATCTATAAATGGTTAGAAAAAATTAAATGCTGGGAAATTAAAGATCAGTACTTTAGAGAATATTATCGTAGTGGTAATGTATTTATTTATAGAATTGATGGTAAGTATTCAACGGCCGACATCCAAAAAATGCAGACTGTTTATGGTGCCACTGGGGAGTATATTGAAAGCGGTAAGATCCCTATTATGTATACTTTTTTAAATCCTTTTGATATTATCGCTAAGCGAGCATTGACTTTTAGTAAGAAAGGGGGAAGATATGGTAATTACGCTAAGCTCCTATCGGAATATGAACTAGAATCATTGAGAGACCCCAAGACTGATTACGACAAGGAAGTCTTTGACGCGCTAGATGAGATCACAAAAAAAAGAATTAGGGATGGGAGCTTTACGTCCCAAGGCGTAACAGTCCTTTTGGACGCTAAGAGATTAATATATTCTTTTTATAAAAAGCAGGATTATGAGCCCTTTGCGATGCCTTTCGGTTTCCCTGTATTAGATGACCTTAACTGGAAGATTGAGTTGAAGAAAATAGACCAAGCTATCGTTCAAACTGTAGAAAATGTTATTCTCCTTATTACGATGGGCTCCGAACCTGAGAAGGGTGGCATTAATCCTCATAACCTCACGGCTATGCAGAATTTATTCCGCAATGAGAGCGTGGGTCGAGTATTAGTCTCTGACTATACAACTAAAGCTGATTTCGTAATGCCCGATTTAAATAAGGTATTAGGCTCCGAAAAATATAAAGTAGTTAATGAAGATATTAGAGAAGGTCTCCAGAATATTATTGTGGGGAATGAGAAGTATAAAAATACAGAAGTTAAGGCTCGCATATTTTTGGAAAGACTAAAAGAGTCTCGACAAGCATTTTTAAATGATTTTTTACAGCCACAAATTAAATTAGTATGTCAATCCTTGGGCTTTCGCGATTATCCCATTGCTTCCTTTGAGGATATAGACCTTAAAGATGAAACACAATTCCAGCGTGTGACCACTAGATTAATGGAACTTGGCATTCTTACTCCTGATCAGGGAATTAGAGCTATCGAAAGTGGAGTGTTCCCCAATAAAGATGACTTGGCAGCTGCTCAAAAGACTTATGTGGATGATCGCGAAAAGGGTTATTACAATCCTTTAGTGGGTGGCGTCCCTATGGTATCTCCCGCAATAGATGAGGCTGGGCCTCCCCTCCTCAATCAAACACCCGAGTCGCCAGGTCGACCAGGAGGCACAAAAGAAATAGAGCAAACTGAGGCTTCAACAAAGACCTACAGTAGAAAGGGCGTACAAGGCATTGTTTATAAAATAGAAGAGTTAAGAAAGTTTTTAAGCAAAGAGGCCAAGGCTCACTTGAATATTAAAAGAATGAGCCAACAGAAAAAACAGCTCGTGGATTCTCTGTGTGAGAATGTCGTTATCGCGTCTGAAACCAAAGACTGGGAAAAGAAAGGTAAGGAGTGCATTATAGATTTTAGTAATATAGAATCTTTAAGCGTATTACCAGAAATTAATCAAATCGCCGCTGAGCATCAGATCAAGCTATACGAGGCTTCCCTTTTGTACCACAGCAATAAATAGACTTTTGTATTTTTCTTGTGTAACCCTTTAAGGCGATGCAGGAGTTTAAATATAAAACGAGTTTTTCGAGCAAGATATTAAGTTGTTCTAGTCTGGAATCAAATGAATGGGTTCCGTGGAATATAAGCCAAGCCTCGCTAGATTCACTAGAAGGCCTAATGCCTTCATCGGTAGACTTAAATAAAAACATTGACCTTTTGGGCGTGGCATTTAATGCTGCCGTTGTTAATCGTTTTAATCGTAATGGTGATGGAATTAGCACCCAAACCGCGCTAGCCATTAAAGATTACTTTGTAAATAAGCCTACAAATATTGAACACGAAAGACACAAGGTCGTGGGCCATATCGTTGGCAGTTCCTTTAGCGACTTTAATACTAATAAACTTTTAAGCGATGAAGAGGTTACTGAAAACAATGGAGCTTTTAATATAGCTCTGGCGGCTGTAGTATATAAAACTGTTAATAAGCAATTTGCTGTAGCCTTAGAGAACGCGCAAACAGAAGGGCTCGATGAAGTGATATCTGCCAGTTGGGAAATAGGCTTTAATGATTACGCTATTGCTTTAGGAAGTAAGGATGTTCACGAAGCCCAGCTAATTACTGAACCCGATCAGATAAAAGAATTTGAAGGTTATCTTCTTGCTAATGGCGGAAAAGGTAAAACTAAGGACGGCGTTGAAGTTTATCGTTTGGTAGTGGGAGAGGTTTATCCTTTAGGGATTGGCTTTACCACGAATCCTGCGGCTGACGTTAACGGGCTGCACATAATAGAGCCTTTAAAAGATGAAAATTTAGATCTTAAATCTGAAGAAAACATTTCACATTTAAATAAAACAACTGTAAACACTGAAAAAACTAACCCTAGACAATTAACTATGGAAAACAAAGAACTTATTCAACAACTAGAAGAAATTCTAGACGATAAGCTTTCCAAGAAGGAGTATGCGAAGGAAACTGTTGCCAGCATGGCGCAGCTGATTTCGGATGCAATCAAGGATAAAAGCGATCATTACGTCGAAGAAAAGAAACTTCTGGAAGAAGAAAAACAGCGTATTTCTCAGGCTGAAGAGCAATTCAAAACCTCCGTAAAGGAGATGGAAGAAAAGCTTACGTCAACCGAGGAAAAGCTCGATCTGCTCGAAGCTGAAAAGCAAGAGCGTGAAGCTAAGGCGCGTTTCAACTCCAGGATGACTGAAATTGACGAGCACTATGAGCTCGACGACGCAGACCGAAAGATCGTAGCCTCCGAGATTACCTCTCTTGAAGAAGGCGATGAAAGCTTTAATACATTTAAAGAAAAACTGGAAGTCATGTGGAAAACTAAGTCCAAAGCTTATGTTGAAGAACATCAGCAGGCAATAGAAGACCACATAGCCGAGGAAGTTGCTAAGCGACTTGCTGAAGCTGAAGTGGCCCCAGTAACCCAAGAAAGTGAATCTACCGAGCAGATTTTTGAAAATGCAGAAGTAGAGGATGAAGAAGCAGCATTAACCAATAATAGCGCGGAAATTTCCAAGCAAGCGGCTACCCTGCAAGATCAATTTAAGTCGGTTTTTAACCGCGACAATGTTAACATCAAATACTAATTAGTTATGGCACTTAGAATATTACCATTCAGACAATATGCCGAACAAGACGTGGTTAACCTGTATGCCCTACGTGGAACTGACGTGAATAGTCAGCTCAATACCAAGGGAGCGGGTGACGCTGGCGTTTTTGTTTCGGTAGAAATCGGGAAACTGGACGGAGGCCCTGTTACGTACGCTTCAAGTACGTATTTAGGCAAGACAGATTACCCTTATGTGGGAAAGAATCAATATCCTTCCACACAAATGCGAGTCAAGGTCGCGCTCACGGGAGACTCAATCCTGGGCATGACCCTTAATCAAACCGCCTTAAAGGACGAAAATGAAGAGAAGCTTCTTTATTACCCTCAAAAGGCTTTAGAAAACCAGGCCGTCCTTTCGGGGCAAACCGTTCCTGTATTAACTCGTGGCATTGTCACGCTTAATGGGAGCGCAGGTGGAGCTTTTGGAAATAATGCATATGTAGATGACGCTAATTGGGCGGTTGGCAATGCATGCATCCTCGGCGCGAACGAAGATGGACGACTTACGGGAGTACCCATTACATCGTCCCATCTACGGACGGTGAACATCTGGGGCAACGGCACAGATGAACTGGGCCGTATCCTGGCTACGGGATCAAGAGTTGCGGGAGTTACTGAGGACCAGTTCGCTGGCGCAGGAGGAACGCTTACCAATGCAGGCGCAACAGGCGCTTACTCAATAGTTCGAATTAATTGCGGACACGGATGATTAGGAAGAGCTTAAAACAATGACAATTACATTAAAAAGAACTGAAGAACAATTAGAACTCCTCAAGGCGATGGGTTCCAAGAATCGGGATGTTGCTTATGAAGCCCAAGCTGCGCTTGGCTCCTTTATGGGTCCTATCCTGGCGGAAGTCATCAATAATGCTCCTGCGCTTAGTAATTTATTTACTACGCTGAGTTTTAATCCTGACGATAACCCAAGTATCCCTCTCGATCTGTATTACGATATTACAGCTGAGGATTATATTACGGTTTACTCGCAGTCGATGCCTGGAGGCCTTCCAACCAATCATGTTGCACCAACAGCCAGTGAAATGAAATTCACTACCTATAACCTAGATAGTGCTGTTAGTTTCGATAAGAAGTATGCCGCTAAGAGTCGCTTAGACGTAGTCGGTAAGACTTTTACTAGAGTCGCCCAAGAAATTCTCCTCAAGCAGGAGAGAACTTCGGCCAACTTAATTCTGGGTACCCTTGCTGACACTCAATCGTCAGGAATCGACCAGACCCTAACCTCTAAATCAGCTGGTAGATTTCTGCTTGCTGACTTAAATGCTCTAATTACTCAATCCAAGAGAGTGAATGAGTCGTGGTCCCGTGGTACTCCTCTCACAAAGAGGAGTGGCGTAACGGACCTACTGGTTAGCCCTGAGGTTATTGAGGATATTCGCGGAATGGCGTATAATCCAATCAATACGAAGACAGCCTCAGGATCGACCCCTGTCAGTCAAGGCGCTGCGTGGGTAACGGCTCCTGATGACATTCGTCGGGGACTGTTTAACGATTCGGGCGCAATGAGCTCCTTCTTTGGAGTTAACCTGATGGAAATCTATCAATTAGGACCTTTAACTAATCCTGGTAATTCATTTACCAAGATTTTTAATGGACTAGGTACTTTTGCCGCAGGCAGAAATGATCTGGTTCTGGGTCTTGACTTAAGCAGGGATTCCTTGTTTAGGGCGGTAGTCCTCGATTCGGACAGTGGTTCAGAGTTTACTCTGGCTGCCGACGATCAGTACAGCGTACGACAACAGAAAATTGGTTACTACGGCGCAGTTGAAGAAGGAAGAATGGTTCTCGATAAGAGGGCAATCTTTGGCGTTATG